CTTCAGTCAACTCTATGGGTTGGCAGATGGAATCAACGAGTATTGCGTGGGCATCAACATTGAGTCACCTGCCGCATTCAACCTCATGGGACGAGCTCTATCTCTGAATGATCAGGGGTATGATGTAGACGTGAAAAATTGGGACGGTCATTTTACCGCACAGTTAGCGTTTGCAGTTCTGGATGTTGTGAATGGAGTGTACAACGATTCTGACGAAAATAAGACTCTTCGTCACACACTTGTTGAGAACATGTTGTTTGGATTTGTCCAATACAAGGATCTGGTGTACCAAAAACACACTGGAATGGTGTCAGGCTTTGCAGGAACAGCTGACTTTAACACTCTCGGGCATATTTTGCTTTCGGATTGTATCTGGATGGAAATTATGTACGAGAGTGGTAACGCGCATCTGTTAGCACTGGCAGCAAAACAAGCGAAAACTTTGGACCTAATCTATGGAGACGATAGGTTCATCGTCGTTTCGAAAGAGATAGAAGAATTCTACAACGGAAGTACAATCGCCGACCGTTATCGCGATTATGGATGGCCAGTTACCAGCGCCGAAAAATCCGAAGTAGGAAACTCTGTCCCTTTGAGGAAGATGCAATTCTTGAAGAGAACTTTCCGACAAGATGAGAATGATGGATTCTATTTCCACCCGTGCATGGACCCCGACACAATACACAACCTGGTGTGTTACATCAGGAAGACCAACGCACCGAGATCACATTTTGCGTCTAATGTTACCATGGCATTAGATTTTGCAGCCGACCACGGTGAGACTTTTTACAACCAGTTTCGTGAAAAGTTGAAGAACGCACTTGAAAAAGAGTGCTACAAGTTGAAACTGGAGACGTTTAAGACGATGTATCTGATCAAGAAGGCAAGATATTTCGGTAAGGAAAACAAACAAAGGCTTGATAACACCAAGTTTGCAAACGTTATGACAATCGACCCCATGGACTATGATTATTTTCTGTAAATTTAAGATTAGTATATATATTCAAACATTTATTTGGTGGCTTTCTAATTAACCATATAATATACATTACAG